CTAAGGACCTATAACCAAACTAGGTCTATATCCCATGTAACAACATGGGAGTCAGTTCTCCTGAGCCTACCAAACAAGCCCCGCACGGTCTCAAAGCCGTACGAAGCCTGCTCAGCGAACCCACGAGTCGCTAGGAATGTCAGCACGACGCTATATGAATCTTTCCGCTTTTTGGGCGGCTTCAGATACAAGTGCGTCACATCCCAACCCTCCATTCCACTCCAACCACCCCGATACGAGCTTAACGCCCCAGGAGGTAAAATATGAAGTGACTGCCGATCAACAAGCTTTTTGAGCTTGCGGACCTCGCTTTTGTCTACAATTAACCCAGTATCTCCGAGAGAACTCGGTATTGTGGGTCTGAGCGACGGGGGGATAAGGCTTTTAAGCCATCTCCAAACGCCGACCAGCTTCGAGTGGCATCCAAGGATGCCTAATCTCTTAGCATGCAGACGGAGCGCATTGGCAACTTGCAAGGCATACGGTATATCACCGCTTGCCCCACGCAAGTAGAAAGGGCGTACATTCTGGCCTAAGAACCAGTCAGTACCGCAACTCTCGAAAAAGCTCCCTGCCAAGAAGCTCTTCTTAGCGTTCACGCTAAACCCGAGAAAGGTCAGCGCGTCGACAACAGCGTTGGCACACTCCTGGGGGACAATGATGTCATCCCCGTAAACAGAGCAGTGCTCATGCAGATCCTCTGGTACAACGGCCTTAATGCACGATAAAAACACCAGTGTTTCCACTGGAAACGTGTAGCCGTTCCCCATTGAACTAAGCATGCTAAGCTCAGTCCAGCTCCCGTCTGGCATCTCACACCACTCAGACCTCAAGAGGTCAAGCAAGTGAAACCAGTTAATCGGGAACGAGTCGAGGATGAGACCGGATGCCATAGTATTACTGGCATTAGACAAGTCGATGGTTGCTAACCCACGGGTGTGGGCTTCGCTAGCCAGCGATTGATTTCTTGTCTGGTCTCTGATGTCGCAACCAAATATACGGAGGCGTTCAGCAATAAACTCACCACACCCGAGCTGTCCGAAGACATTCAGGGTAGGTTCGCAGCATGCGCCCCTATCAGTTTCGTAGTCTTTGGTAACTGTGAAAAACCGACTGCCTTTTACTACTAGCCACCCTAGGTTCTCCCTGACGTGAGTCAGGAAGGCCTCTGGCATCATGCTAGCAGCAAACGGAAGTAGATCTCTGGTCAGATGCATCTCTGCATCATATTTGTCGGACGGCACGGAACCCCGCCCGCGTACTCCTGTAGTGGCCCCAGGGCCGTGACGCATCAACTCCACTATGGAATCGAATTGCCGCGGCCCTATTGGACCAAGGATTTTTGATATCCATTGACAGTAACGGTTGTACCACTCAGGCCTCTCTTGAGACCCGAGTAACCGTTCGTTCGTCAACCTACACGTCGAATTGCCCTTAAGGAAGGCCTCGACGGC